AATCCTCGTTCGTATCGATGGAAGTGATCGACCTGCTGATGCACTACGAGCAGATGCATGCCGTAGTCCTTCGTCAGGTGGCAGACACACTGCGCGGATCGGTCTATCAGCAGATTATTTGGGCGATTTCCGCGTTGGGGTTAGAGAATGAATTCAACTGCACTGTGTCTCCATTGGAGATTACCAGAAGGTCTACGGGGCAGAAGATCTATTTCAGGGGCGCGGATGATCCTGGGAAGATCAAGTCGATCAAGGTACCGTTCGGCTATATCGGAATTGTGTGGTTCGAAGAATTAGATCAGTTTTCCGGTGAGGAATCGGTCCGCAAAATTGAGCAGTCCGTCATTCGCGGCGGAGATATGGCCTTTAAATTTAAAACGTTCAATCCGCCGAAATCTGCCAACAACTGGGCGAATCAATATATCAAGATCCCCAGGGAGGACCGGCTGGTCACTGAGAGCAATTATCTGACGGTGCCCCCTAAATGGCTGGGGAAGCCGTTCCTGGACGACGCTGAATTCCTGAAAGCGACGAACCCGATTGCGTATGAAAACGAGTATCTGGGCGTGGCCAACGGCGTGGGCGGAAACGTTTTTGATAACGTGCTTGTGCGCGAAATCTCAGACGACGAACTCGCACAGTTCGACAGGATCTATCGCGGCGTCGACTGGGGCTGGTATCCGGATCCGTTCGCGTATGTGGCCATGTATTACGACGCGGCGCGTCTGAGACTGGTAATCATTGACGAATACCGCTGCAATAAGCAGAGCAACGCACAGACTGCAGAGGCGCTCAAGCGGCGCGGAGTCGGGAAAAACACGATGGTGATCTGCGACAGCGCGGAAAACAAATCCATTGGAGACTATTGCGAGGCCGGAATTTTCGCCCGACCAGCGGCCAAAGGCCCCGGTTCGGTGGAGTACGGCATGAAATGGCTGCAATCCCTCAACGAAATCGTGATCGACAACAGGCGATGCCCGGAAACTACACGGGAATTCCTGGAGTATGAATACGCGCGGGACAAGGAAGGAAACGTGATCACCGGCTATCCGGATGCGAATAATCACAGCATTGATGCTGTACGGTACGCACTGGAGGATGTGATTCGCAATGTAAGAGTAAGGTGACAACAGTATGATCAGCAATATGGAGCTGCTAAAACAGAGAATAGCAATCGACGGAAAACTGAACATGTCCGATATCATAAAATCGATCCTCAAGGACGCAGGAGACGACGTCAAGCGGAAGTACATGAATGCCGGGCAGCGGTATTATGACGGTGACCACGACGTGCTGCGCGAGGATTTCGCGTCCTCGTGGGTATACGAGGATGATGACCAAGGCCGCGAAAAGAAAAGCCTGATTGTGAATGACAACAAGTCTAATCACCATAACGTCCATAATTACCATCAGCTGCTCGTAGACCAGAAAGCCAGCTATATTGCCGGAAAGACGCCTACTGTAACGGTTGAGGGTGCGGAAGAGAGCAGCGACCTCAAAGCGTATGAGAATGAAATCACAACGTATGTTGACGAGACCTTTGCAGACACCTTGATTGACTATATCACCGGCGCAAGCAACAAGGGCGTCGAGTACCTGCATTTTTACATTGATCCAAGCGGCAAGCTATGCTACACGATTATTCCGGCGCAAGAGGTTATTGCGTATTATGACGCGCAGTACCAACAAAATCTTGAGGCGGTGATCCGGTTCTACTCCTTTTTCGTCGTCAAGCCGGGCGGTGAAACATCTGAGCGCAGGCGGGTAGAGTGGTGGACGCCGCAGGATGTTACATACTACACCGAAGACGACGAGGGAAATTTCATCCTTGATCCGGACGTTAAGCGCAATCCGGCTCCGCACTTCTGGAACGTGACCTATCTCAACGGCTCTGCAACGCGGCGCGAGGCGCAGAGCTGGGGCCGCGTACCGTTTGTTCCGCTGCGCAACAACAGCAGCTGCGCCAGCGATCTGACGCGGATCAAGGGACTGCAGGACGCATACAATCTGCTTTCCAGCAGCAGCACCAATAACCAGATCGATCTTGTAGAGCTGTACTGGATGATTCAGGGCTATGGCGGAGAAACAGCTAGAGCGATTGAATCCAAGCTGCGGATTAATAAGGCTGTAAGTATTACGGATCCCAACGGCAGAATTCAGGCGGAGCAGGTAACGCTTGCGGTAGGAGAGCGTCTGGAGTGGCTCAAGATGCTGCGCAAGGACATCTACCATCTGGGCATGGGCATGGACGTGGATGACGAGACCTTCGGCACAGCTCCGTCCGGCGTTGCGCTGGAGTTCAAATATGAGCTCCTGGATCAAAAATCGGATCAGCTGATCCGCAAGCTGCAGCTGGCGATGAAGGACTTCTTCTGGTTCGTAACGAAATACGTCAACGACCGGAACGGAACAGCATATGACAGCAATCTGGTTAAGGTGACGATCCAGAAGAACAAGCACACCAACGACGTCGAGAAGATCAATGCGATCATGGCATCGCGCGATCTGGTTCCGGATAAGCTGCTTCTGGAGCGGCATCCGTATGTGGACGACGTCAACGAAGCGATCAAAGAACTGAGAGCACAGAAGGAAGAGGCGCGAAAGGATCAGCAGGCTTTGTTCGGCAGTCCGGGCAATACGCCTCCGGGCGGTGGTGCAGATGAAGAGTGAGGCCTATTGGAAGCGCCGCGCCGAGCAGCGCATGTACGAATACATTCAGGAGGCTGACCGGGTGGCCGACGAAGTCGGGAAGGCGTATTTGCAGGCGGCGGGATATCTGGAGGCACAGGCGAAAAAGATCTTTGACACATACCAAAAGGGAGGGAGCTTGAGTGAAGCGGAAGCAAGACGGCTTCTGAACGACGTCGGAAATGCAACCGATTACGATGCGCTGAAAAAGGCGTACAACCGTGTCAAGGATCCTGATCTGAAACAGACGCTGCTGAATCAGCTAAACGCGCCGGCGTATCGGGCAAGGATAGAGCGTCTGAAGCAGCTGCGGGAAGATCTGGACCGCAAATGCCGCGAGCTGTACAAGATCGAAACGAAGGCGGCTGACGAGCATCTGGCCCATACGGCACAGAATGCCTATTACCGTACCATGTATGACATCCAGACCGGCACGGGCTATGGTTTCGGATTTGCGCAAATTTCCGAGCAGGGCGTCAATGAGATCCTTCGCAATAACTGGAGCGGAGCGTCGTATTCCTCCCGCATCTGGAGCAACACGCAGACCGTGGCGGAACTGATCAAAAACGAACTGTTTCTTGGCGTCCTGACAGGCAAATCGCAGCACGACATGTCGGCTGTAATCATGGAAAAAATGGGCGTCGGGGCGATGCAGGCGCGCCGTTTAGTGCGTACGGAGAGCTGTTACGTTGCCAATCAGGCAGAAATGGAGAGCTACAAGGAATGCGAGATCGAAAAGTACCGATTTGTGGCGACTCTGGATATGAGAACTTCGGAGATCTGCGCCAGCTTAGACGGCAAGGAATTTCCTGTTGACAAGCAGCAGCCAAACGTTAATTGCCCGCCGATGCATCCAAACTGCCGCAGCACCACAATCGCCGTATTTGACGCAGAGCTCATGGAGGGCATGCAGCGCAGGGCGGTAGATCCGGAAACGGGCAAAGATATCTTCGTGCCGGCGGATATGACGTATGAGGAATGGAAGAAAAGGTTTGTTGATAAGAAAAAAGACGGGCTTGCCGCAAAAAATAGCAATAATGCGTTAGGTGGAAAACCAGAGAGGGTTGGTAAAATCGACTTTCAAGACAAGGACAGCATTACAAAAATACTTGAGGACGCGGAACATAAATACAGTTCGTATGATTATGAGGTCTGTATGGCAATCACACGTGATGGAGGCGTGTGGGAGACGCAAGGACTTGCAGGCTCGGTACATCCGGAGCAAATTGAGACAATGGAGAACGGCACTACGCTGAAGGGAGCCTATATGTATCATAATCATCCGGCCGATCAAACATTTTTTTCGTTCAGCCGTTATGATGTGGCATCGTTTTTGGACAGCGAGGCAGAATTATCATATGCATCAGATTATAAGTACAAGTATTATATGCATCGCATTAAAGAAACACAGAAGGTAAAATATGATGAAGTTCTCGAAAAGTTTGAGAGTATATACTATAATGACGTGTATGGCTTAGCGATTACAGGTGAGCTTGATATAGATGAGGATGGGTATCATAAAACAGTTGAAGCTCTTAGTAAACAGCTAAAGTTTGCGTACAGGAGGATATTAAAAGATGGTCAATAAAAATCA